TTCATCGAATGCGGGCGGTCCTGAACCTGAACGACTTCAAACAGCTTATCAGTGTAGCCGTTGCGATCACTCGTCCAACTGATCGTATCCAGCGGCTCCAAAATGGCAGCGCTTGGCGGCAAAACCAGACTGTGATTTCGGAACCGCCGGTTGTCGTTGATATATGAATTCAGCAGATGTTGCGCCTGACTCTTAATGAACACGGTTGGAAAGTTCATTTCCAGCGGTAGGCGCCGCCCATCATCCTCCGCTTCCCAGGCGGCGTTGTAAATCGGATTTGCCTCAGCGCCGTTCCAAAGGCTGTTGGGCTCGACATAGGTTCCAGAAATGGCGTTATGCGTGTTTTCCAGACCCGGAAACGGATCAAGGTCTTGCGGGTCTGTAATCACGATATCATCATCGGTGATAAATAGTGCTGGCGCCCGAGTGGAATTCACAACCGGCTTGAAGACACCGCCGAATTCCGCGATCTGGCCAAAGCAACCTTTCAGAAGCTCCTCTATAACCTCGGCGGGCTCATGCTCGTTTACATCGACCTCAAATCCCGCAAGAAAGGTCGACCGGCCTCCAATCTGGACATCGCAGGCATTCATCGCAGCGAACCAATCGGCAAGCGGCAAATCTTCCTCTGGTGTCTGGCCTCCCCAAATATCACCATTTTCCAAGGTGATGCCGCGCATGATGTTGTAGACCATCACGATGTTGTTGTCGCTGAACGCCCAGGTTGACTTGTCATCCCATCTCTGAGAGCCAGACCCGCCCACGGTGTCATCTAATCTCGGGTCGTAAAGCGGGATGCCGTGGAACACCATTCGGACATCCGGCAGGCCCCCGCCCAACCAAAGGTTCGGGTTGATCCGGAAGTTCAGAACCGCATAGGCGATCCCATATCCTATGTGGTTTGATGTCCAGGAACGCACACCGTTGTTGTATCGGCTGACCAAAAAGCTATCGGCAGCGGTTTGCGAACCGTCGTGATACCGGACATAGGCATGCGGAAAAACGGCTTTGCCAATTGGGTTGTAGACCGTCAGATTGGTTAATGTCGTCCCAAGTACAGGATCTTCGGCGCCTAGCCCGACGTGATAGTTGTTCACCATCACGCTTTGCAATGTCATTCCGCGAATGTTGCCGACCTCTATCACGTAGGTCAGAAAGTCGTTCACGCTATTGCCGACAGAACTGAACGTCCGCGGCGGGGCTACATGATGGCCCGCAGTCGCGTAGCGTCCCAATATGAACTTCTGCGGTTTTGTCCCTCCCGTCGAGGTGAAGGTTGTTTGAATGCCGGTCGCGTTGATCGCACGCGGCTTTTTCCTCAGCGCCTGACTGGCCAGAGAAAGGCCAACGGCCACAAGAGATCGAACAAAGAAGGTGCCAATTGCAGTTGCAAAAGCTGTTGATGCACCAAAGCTGCCCGCAACTGTCGCGATGGCTGTTGCCACAACGCCGGCATCGGCGCTTGTCCCGATTAGGATCAGCGCGGCCGCTAAGACCAAGATGTTCAGCATTTAGACCCGGTACACCTTTTCGGCATCCATCAGGGACACAATTCCGAGACCGTCAGGCTGCAACACGTAGATTTGGGCGCCACTGACGATACCCAAACAATCGTTCTGGACCACGGCGATATCACCCACCTGCGCCAGCGCAACCGGGACTTCATCGAAGGTCTGCGCAAGAATATCGATGTGATCGGCAAACCCCATCTTCTCCAGCGCATTACGGCCAGCCTCTAATGTCCGATACGTGCCCCTCAGACCTAGTGTCAAGTCGTTGCCGGTGACCCGTTCAATCCATCCGGCCGCGAATAGAGCACAGTCATTTTCACCGGGACGAAACCGGGTGGATTTGACATCAGTGACATATTCGTGAAGCGCGCCGACAGTCTTCATCCCCACTTGACCTCGACAGAGTAAGAAATGTCGGTGTACTCACGAAACCGGTCATTCGGATATTGCGCCTTTTGCGCGGCATCTGAACGGAAGGCACTGAGTGTTCGGGTCAAGGCGCGTGATGCGTTAGCGACACTGAGAGTGACAGAACTTTCCTGACCCTCGGCGCCCGTCTGAAAATTGATCTCATTGACCCAGCCTTTCAGAATGCGCATCGGCTCCGAAACAAGCGCATTCGTATCAAGATCATAAACCGCGCGATGCACTTCAACCTTTGCGAGTCTCGTGTCGTATCCTCTGACCAGTTGCTGCACATCGGAACTGATGCCAGATAGGGAAAACTCGTGAATCTGAACATCCAGACCGATACCGGAACGTATTGGCTCAAACGCCAACAACGCTCCTGCGCCGATGTAGTCCCGCACCTCGCTGCTGATCGTAAACTGTGTGTCGTATTCTCCGTTCCAGAGCCCCATGGTTTCATCAAGACCGGTCGAACGGTTCTTTGCGATCACCCAGATCAGATGGCGTGCGACAATGCCCTCATGAGCGTTGATGTACGCGAGTGTGGCGGCGTCATAGGTTCTCATCCGATCACGTCAGCGTCTGCACAAAGTCAAATGCGGCCCCGGGCGAAAGACCGGGCTCGATCACACCAAAGTCCGGCTGGCTGGCCATGACTGCCTTGCAATAAGGTCGGACAAGTTGCACAGGGTCCAATGCCGCAGCGCCTGGTCGAATAAATGGGGTAACTTCTATCAGTCCGGTGGACCCTGAGCCATTTGCAGTTCCCCCCTGAACAATCCTGTGCAGGGCATACTGCACGGGTGATCCATATTGAAAACTCAGCATATCACCGCGCTGCAGGACATAGTTCGCGGGCAGTCCCTGTAACGACAGTCGCTTATTGTCGGCGTCGAGCGACAATATTGACGGCGTCGACGAACCGTAGATCGCACCGTCAGGATCGGACTTGGGCCCGTCGCGCCGCGGATCGGTGACAAAAAAAGAAGCGCCCGGACGCGCAAGAACACTCAAAATTGCATCTGTTTCCATTTGCCCATCATGCCGCGAAGAAGGCATCGTAACTGATCCAACCCAAAGCGATGCCCCAAGGGATGCGCGCAGGATCGAACCACCCGCAGTACGGCTAAATTCTTGCGGCTGTCGATCGTAAAGCTCTACTCTTGTCACCTTCAAACCGCCAAAAAACTCTGAAAGCGGTAGAGGAAAGGATAAGGCAGCCATTAACCGCGTCTCCTACTGTCGCTCTGCACAGAGTTCACCAGGCCGGGAAGATTGAGACGATTGTTTTGCCTGATGCCTTCCTGAGTTGTTTTTATTGAAATCCCGCGAACCTCGCCGCGCTGCTTAACCGTCAGACCTTCCGGAAGTATGAATTCAAAAACGGCGTTTCCCTTGGCAATACCTTGCGCCCGTGTGTGATCTATGACTGTTTCATTCGGGTGCAACAGAGCCGGAAAGCCACCGCGGCCATCCAGACCCCCGCTGCGCGGTCCGGTACCTGTGAATCCACCGCCTTCAAAAGAGCCCCCGAAGAGCCCGGCGAAGATTGACCCCAAGCCACCGCCACCCGAGCCGCCACCAACACCCGAAAAAATATTCGCAATCAAATTCTGCAACCCACTTGAAATCAAATCGCTCACCATGCGGTCGATGATATTTTTGAAAGCGGCGCCAAGGTCTTCGCCCCGCGCGATCGCGTTACCAATTTCACCTGCAAATCCCTGAACACCCTGGGACGCATCGGAAAACTTGTCTTTGATCTGCTCTAACCCACGCTGATACAGTTCGTCGCTGATCAAACCGGTTTGCTTCAGCGCCTCCAGTCTTTCAAGTTCCGATGCGTAACGCTCAGAGGAAGTGCGCGTGGATTCAAACAACCTCTGCGCTTCTCTAAGAGCTTCGTTCTGCGCCTTTTGTGATGTGCCCCGTGATCCGCGGCCTCGCGAACCACCAGATCCATTTTCATCAGTTACGCCATTCGAGACACCCGACGCTTCGGAAGACGTGACCGGCAATGAAAAGACCTTTTCTTCGTCAGAGAAATCACCAGCTTGCCGAATACGTTCGAAAGTTTCGATCGCGCCCCGTTCCAGGTCATCCAGACCGCCTTTCACGCGATCAAATTCGTTTTGAAAGGCGTCAGAGATACCCTGTCGAGAAGTCGCATCCGAAGGAATTCCCGAAATCCTGTCGATTGCAATATTGTTGAGGTCAGGAACCAGTGCAATAGGTACCGGACTTATCGAATTCGCCGCCTCAATAACTTGGTTAATCCCAGAAATGACCGACTGAATACCGTCAATTATGCCATTGAGAATTGATTCAACGCCAGAAATAGCGGCGTTCGCTATGGCGACCGCACCATCCGCAACCGCCACGACCGCCCGCACCATCGCCTGACCTATCGCTGCGCCGACAGCACTCGCAAATGCGATAACGGTTTTCAAGGTATTGACTGTAAATCCGGCAAAATCAGAAATACTTTGTCCAAGACTGACAAAGCCTTCCGGTATTTCGTCACCAGTAATCGACGCCGAAAATTCATCGAATGCGGTCGAAATAACTGAAATTGCCTCTGAAAGCTGCGCGCCAAAGCGACGCGCGACATCAGCGTTTTCAGTTAGAAATATACCGATGGATGAGATTTCTTGGCTCAGGTTGGCACTTGCAGATGATCCGTCATTGAACGCACCCACCAACTCAACCAAGCCGTTTTTCAAAATTGAAAAACTGTCCACGATTGTTGGCGTGGTCACAGCAAAGGCCGCCTCTACTTCACTTTGCGAATTTAGGAGCGCTCGAAACACTCGATCCGCCGTAAGTTCCCCCTCCGCACCAAGCGCCTTCAGACCACCAATCGTAGTTGCGAACTCATTCGCAATCGCCTGAGCAACAAGGGGCGCGTTTTCCCGCAATGAACGAAGCTCATCCCCCTGCAAAAACCCAGACGATAAAGCTTGTGATAACTGAAGAATTCCAGATGCCTGTTCAGATGCGGCCGCACCGCCAGCCTTGAACGCCTTAGCGACTACATCGGTTGCTCGTGCCACCTCCAGTTCGCTGGCGCCAAGGTTGCCGGAAACGCGCAATAGGCGGGCATAAAGATCGGCGACCTCTTCGATACTGCCCCGAGATGCGTTAGCGATGTCGTTAATTTCTGACAAAGATCGAGCTGCGGTACCGGATATTTGCTCGGCGGCGCGAATCTTGTTTCCGACACGCGTCCACGCATCGGCATAGCGGGTTAGCTGCCGAACGGACAATGCACCAGCAGCCAGCGCAGTGATTGATCTCAAACCACGACCCACTCCAGCTGTGGCATTCGTGATCTGTTGCATCGATTTGGCCGCGCGTCGGTTTGCCCGCGTAAAATCACGCTCCCATTTCTGGGCTGTCCTGTTCATCCGACCCTCTGCTTTCGCAAGCTGCTGCGTAAGCTTACGAAGGGTGATGCCAACCTGAACTTCTAGATCGTCATCCGCAGCCATCAGGCACCCTCAATTCCAAGCATTTTCAGATCTTCATCACTCATCGGTGAAACCTGTTTTTTTCCACCATGCGCTTCTGAGTAGCCCGTCGCGCATGCATTGAATTCCCAAAGGCTCATCGCATCGATTTCAGCGGGTGTGAAACCCATCACCGCACCGGAACCGTAGAATCGCCCGAAATCCCATTTGTCCCCGGGGCACCCGCCCCGTCGGGCTCCCCCGGCGCATCATCGGCCTCCTCGCCAACCAAAGCCGCCGCCAATACTGCCAGGGCAGCTGGCTTAAACTTTAACAACGGATGCTGTTCGAAGAGACGAGCTATTAACTCAGTCGCCGCCGATGAATTGAAATGACCTGATCCGATCAGTCCTTGCCGCAAAACCTCATAGAGGTCATCAAAACGCCAGTCACCGTTCACCAGTCTTGCGGTGATGGCTTGTGGCCCGGCGTCACAGGCCTGCTGTATGGCGCGCAACTGGCCGATGCCGAGGGCGAATTCATGATCGCCCCCGACCCAACTGATTTGAATGCGATGGCTCATCAGGCTTTTGTCGTAACCGTAAGCGTACCGTCGAATTCGAGTGAAACGTTTTCGGAAACCTTGTTCCCGTCGACATTTCCGATTTCGGCAAGCGACAGACCGCTAAGCATTGCATCGCCGTCGTAGTATTCGACTTCACCCGTCAGTGCATTTGGGAAGTGGACGCGAACTTTCAGGGTCTTTTGCTCCAAAGCCCAGGCGCCGGTTTCCTTGTGCGTCGCGGCCGTCCATGTAGCGTCCATAGTTGCCGTCACGGTCTGCGAGGAATACTCTTTCTGTGTGACCACAGGCAAAGACCAGTCCGCGCAATCACCGACCTTTTCATTCTGAATTTCGTTTTCGATATTCAGCGAAAAATTCTTAGCGCCGCACCAGTTGATATACGTGCCGGGCGATCCAACCGGATCAAATTCGACCATGACAACTACGTCG